GGTTTCTTTTTATCAAAGAATGTATCATACAACCACTTGCCTGCCAAATCACCAGCAAGACCACCCAATGCACCACCAACAAGGTTTCCTGCAACAGGAATGATAGATCCAGCAGTAGCACCAAGAGCACCAAAAATTGTAGCACCGATAGCAGAAAAAGCAGCTCTACCTACAGGTTCTTTAAATACAAAGAAGTTCAGTGCAAAATCAATCAGTCCACCAATGATTGGTATTCTCTTTACAATAGGACTGATGAAGTTCTTAAGGAACTTAAGTCCTGCTTTAGTTCCACCTTTTCCAAGGACACCAACTAATCCTTTTCTTGCAAGATTAGTAGCAGCAGATCTACCAGCACTTCCACCAAATTTTGTTACTGCACTTTTACCAAACTTTTTGATTGCAGCATCTCTACCATAACGTTGAGCAAATCTTCTTACTGCTCCTGGTCTTGTTCCCTTAGGTATACCACCAGGTTTTCCTCTTAAATTGCCACCTCTTGCTTGTCTGGCATTCTCTCTTGATACAGCAGCAGTTGCAAGACCTGCAATCAATGCAAGATTTAGGAATCTCTCCAGAGTAGAAGTAAACTTATTGAATTCCTTTACTGCCTCTTCACCACCAATATCTTCTATAAACTTCTCTGTCTTTTCATATGCATCAAATCCCCACTTCAAAAATGTCCCCAGTGCATTGACTAAACCTATCGCAAAGTCAGTCATAAAATCAATAGCACCTGCAAGCACTGGAATTATTTTTTGAAGTATTGGTGCAAACTCAACCAATCTTGTTAGAATAAAACCAAGGAGAACATTCTTGATAAAGTTCTTAATACGATCAAAGAATCCTATCTTGGGGAGTGACAATCCAGATTTCTTTTCATCTTTACTTTTAGTTCTGGATTCTAATTGCTTTTCACTGGCAGCACGTCTTTGAGTTTGTTTTTTCTTTCTTGCTTCCTCTGCTCTAATCTTATCAAGTGCAAGAGAACCTTTTAAGAGAGTATCTATTTCAATACACCTCTCTTTTATTACTACGATAGTATCTTTCTTTTCATCTTCACCACCCGCAGGTTTTTTAAATGCCATCGGTGTAATCTTTGCAATGGCACCACCTTTACTTTGTGGGAGTAACTTTTGAGTTGATACTGCCATGGATTACACCGTGATTCCTAAGGTTTTAATCTTCTTAGGTGAAGACATTGCAGCAGCATCGAACACAGGGATATCTGATGCTTGTGACTGCTCAGTTTTCTGAGTACCCTGTTGCTGCCCCTGTTGCATCTGATTGTATGCCGCAGTCGATGAAGGTCTTGATGACTTAGAAACCGATGAAGTCTTTACTCCAAGTTCTTGTCTGATTTTTTTGTAGTCAAACGTTGCCGCCGTGGCCGCTGGTGTTGCTGAGGATGCTTGTGTTGATGCAGATCCACCGCTACTAACATTACCTAAAGCAGAACCAGAAGATGAGGAACCAGATGCAGTGATAGCACCAGATCCAGTAGACATTGATGGTTCATATGTTATTTCTTGTGATCTTGCTTTCTCTACAATTGCTCTCTCAGCAGGAGTTGCTTTATCACTTGGGCCAACCCAAGGAGAGATGCCACGTTCCTTGATCAATTGAAGTGCCATCAAGTCTTGCACTCCAGGACTGAACTTTGCATTGTCTGGAATACCTGCTCTCTCTGCTACTCCAGGCAGAGTATTACCAATGAACTGATATGCACCAACTGCATGAAGTTTTCCAGACTCTATCCATTCGGCATTAGATAGTGATCCATCATCAGATTGACGTTGCTTGATTTCACCAATTGTCATATCTGTGAGAGGTCTTTTATCTGGATTCCATGGAGCCTTAGTGATATCACCAGAGAATCCTTCAACACCTCGACCACCCATAGTTCCAATTTGATTTACTGCATTATATCCTGCAGCACCAGATTCATACTTTGCAAGAACTTGAAGTGCTTGTTTTTGAATGTCTGTTAAATTACTACCAGATGTCTTAGTTCCTTCTGTGGCAGGTTTATCCTTACTGAATACTTGAAGTGGATCAAATATTCTTGCTGCCATACTTCTACCACCAGAGTATTCACTCTTGTCTTTAGCATCAGGAGCTCCATCAACATATCCACCAGCAGAGAAATATCCATTCTTTGGTTTATTAGTTCCACCACCTGCAGCATTAATCATCTCCATGAAACCAGAACCAAATGTATTGACAGCACCACGACTCATGACAAACTCACCAGGAGTAAGCATAGCAGGAACTGTATCTGTTCCCATTGGTGTCATTCCACCACCACTATATTGACCAAATCCTAACATGTCAGCACTGATTGGAGCACCAGTCATTCCACCAAATTCTCTAATCTCATCTGCCTGAGACTTATCTGGATCTTCTGGATCTTTTACAACTGCAGTTCCTTTTTGGTTTGCTGCCACCATCGCAACGGCAGTTCCTGCAACTACTGCTGTTGCAGCAGCTGCAAGAGGATTTGCTGCTATTACACTAAGAAGTTTTGGTATTGCCTTAGATATAAGTCTTGCGGTAAATCTACCAACCATGACAACCAATTTTGTCACGAATCTACCGATACTATTACCAAACAGAAGATATGCTGCAAGCAGTGCTGGCCATGTCTTTTCTAAGAACTTACCAATTGCTTTTACTTTTCCTTCATTCTCTGGATCTGTAAACCAATCAACTAACTTTACGACAACTCTTCCTAATACGACTGTCTTAATGAAGTCAAATACTTTTTCAAATAATCCTTTGACTGGTGCAAGAACTTTCTCAGTTGCCTTTGCCAGTCCTTTGAAAATACCAGACTCTAATCCTTTTTCTTTCTTTGCTCTTCTTGCTCTTTCAGCAGACTGTCTTTGCTTGCTGGATTGATCTGCATCAAACTCATTCTTTTCTATTAAAGTATCACGAATAGACGTGACAATCTTCAGGATCTCTTCAAGTATACCACCACCAGCAGCGGCTGCCGGAGCAATCTTACTTGGATCAAATTTTGTTATTCCTGCTGCTGGTGCTTTTACCAGTGCTCCACCACCATTTTCCCCTGGTAGTGCTGTTGGTCCTTTTGAAACTGTTGCAGATTGTTTTCTATCTAATACTTTTTCTACAAAATCCTGGAATCCAATCTTATCGTTTCTCTTCTTAAATCCTTCCTTTCTCTCTTCAGGAGATAATTGCTCACCATCAATGGTTCCCTCAGCAGTAAGTTCTTCAACATACTGCTGGTATCTTTCTTCACCTAAAAACTTAGAACCGAACTTACTTGATGGCATTCCTTTGCTTTTGTTTTAATTCTTCTTCCTCAAGATGATGTTGTAATAATGCAACATAGATGTCTCGTTCCCAAGGCATCAAGTTTTCAATCTCAGTTAATGAATATTTATGGTACTGTATCAAAGCAAAGTTAAGTCTGTAGTAGTTCTCCAGATCCATATGGATCAAGGCTATGCGAAAAAACCCGCAAGACCCTCAATTACTACCACATTTTCTTTCTTTGTCTTAGGATTCTTCACCGTGATTGAGTGCGATAACTTAGGCATAGTCTCAAAGAACTTCTCAATCTCCTTGAACTGAGAAGAATTCATCTGCTCAAGGAAATCTACGATCTCTTTCTTAGAACAATCCTCCACTGCCCAAACTTCATCTTCAGTGAAGATCTTATCAATACAAGTTGCAATCAATTCAAATGATTGATCCATTGCATTCTTATCATTAAAATCAAAGTTGTTTTTGATGAACTGATCCAGTGATGGATACTTCATTTCCATCATGATATTATCATCAACCTTAATCCTGTTTGTATGATCTTCATTCTTCTGAACTTCAATATCATCCAAATTAATTGTCACTGGGACTTGAGTCTCCCCATCATCGGGGCACGTCACGTTGACTTCAATCTCCTCACCAACAGACTTGCCTCTGATGTTCAGGAACAGATATTCAATATCAAACGTGGGAAGTTCTTCTACTTTAATTCCCTTCGTTTTGATACAGTTTTTAATAACGTTCTTGATTGCTGTCGTAATCTGCTTGGTGTCTTCACTCTCCAGAGCAATCACAAGAACTTTCTCTTCCTTTACCAGGAAGGGTCTGTACTCAATCGTTTGTCCTGTTGATGGTAGTTCAAGTTCATATACCGGTGTGGCAATCTTTGGTAAAGGCATGATGTCCTATAGAATTTTTCAGTACTATTATTTATTATGAAAGTCCAGATTGTATGGATCTGAGTAAATCGTTTGCACCAAGTGGAAGATTATTTCCAAACACATTACGCAATGAATCAGAGTTAGCTTGTGCTTGACTTGATGGATTAAGTAAATCGAATGGGTTAAATGATCCTTTTGACCCAGTTCTGGTTGGAGTTTTCAGTACAATGTATCTGATGTAACTCATTGATACAGTGACTTTCAAAAGAGATGATGCGTCAAATGAAACTGGCATTGATGAGATACTCAAAGGGAATGACCTGATGAATTCATAGGTCAATTGCTGTTGATAATCTCTCTCAAACTTTATTACCTTCAATCCCTGGTCAGCAATATAATCATTGGGATACTTTACCCTATAATTATATTCTCTTGATGCAAGGTTTGGTGGTTGATCTTGAGTGGGTCCAGTTCCTGCTGAGAATGGATTATCGTCCTGATTCTCATTCATAATAAAACTAATCCATCCCTCGAAGAAACGAATTGCTGTGTAATTCTGAGCATCAACATAGAAAGTCAGATCAATTCTGTCATCAAACTGTCTTCTATATGCGTGCTTTTCCGTTACACCAGTGCGATCATTATTATTTTCAAGAGTTGCTAATTGCGATCCTGGGAGACTTGCCTCACAGCATGACAAATTTACATTATCTTGATTAACACCAAGATAACTTCTAACCGCCTGAGGGAAAGAAAGTTGCACCTCAAAGTGAGAGGTAAGGGCAGGTCTTAGTAATTTAGATTTAATGTCTGCTACAGACCTTGGAGTAGGCATCTATAAATAATTTTTAACCTTATATATTATGTATGGCAGAAAGTATCAAGACTAAATACAAACCATCATATCCAAGTAAATATAAGGGTGATCCTAATAATATTATATGCCGAAGTAGTTGGGAGCGCAAGTTCTGTCGTTGGTGTGACTTGAATGAAAATATTTTACAGTGGGGTAGTGAGGAGTTTCACATTCCATACATCTCACCACTTGATCGTAGAGTTCACAAATACTATCCAGACTTTATTATTAAAGTAAAGGAGAGCACTGGTCAAATTAAGACTTATGTTATTGAGGTAAAACCAAAGAAGCAAACAAAACCACCTGCAAAGAGAAAGAAAGTTACTCAGTCATACATCTATGAGTGTAAGACCTGGGAAGTGAACAAAGCAAAGTGGAGAGCTGCTCAAGAGTTTTGTGAAGACAGAAGAATTGAATTTAAGATCATCACAGAGGACGAGTTAGGTATCAAATGAACCGCATCGAACCCATAAGATTTGACATTCAATCTGAGAAAAATATTGATGATAGAATGGAATTGATTATGTATGCCTTGAATGATACTGTAACACCGATTCCCGAAGAGGGTAATATCTGCACGTTCAAATACTTTGCGAAGACACCAAACATTAGATACGATCAGCATCCTTTGGTAGCAGTGACTGAATTATTTCAGTGGGGATTTCGTGGTATCAACTTTCATCATCGAGAGTATAGAAACTATACCTGGGAAGAATTAGGGACACAGGTTTATATTGTTCAAAGAGATGAACTTGATGATCTACTGTCATTAGATTATGGCAAATTTATACTAAATAAATAAAAACCATTTTATCTAATGGCATCAGCAACATCAAAAGTAAGTGTTGTCACGACAGGGATTGGTCGGTCTAAAAGAAAAAAGTATTATGTCACAGACGTAACAACTCTTGCTGATGGATCGATACAAAGAGAGACCTATAGATCAGATTCATCAGGAAATAATAAAGAATTAGTACAGACAGTTAAAACTGATAGTTCTGGTAAGGTTGTTTCAGATGTAGTTAGTTCTGGGGCGACGGCGCAGGAAAAAAAGGATTTAGCGAATCCAAATTCCACTCTCAGAAAATCGATAAAAGATCAAACGAAAGATGCAGGTGAGAAAGCAAAGAGAAATGAAGATCAAGCTGCGGCAGGTGAATTAACTGATGTTGGCAAAAAGAACCTTGATGTTGTAGGTGGTGGGTCTGGAAATAAAGCAACAACTGATGAAAATCAAGATTCTCAACCTTTAGTTACAAGAGATATTCCAACTTCAGACAATACAAGAAAATCTTTTGGAGATTATATCTACCCAATAGACCTTGGAAAGACAAAGCAAGATGTAATTAAATTTACAATGCTTGAATATGTTCCAAAAGATTTCAATCAGAGTGGTCAATTTGGATTTAGTGGTAGAGGAAAACCAGAAGATAGGAATAGTATAGGAACTGTTATCTTACCTATCCCTGGTGGTATTCAAGACAACAACTCTGTCAGTTGGGCAGGTCAAAACATGAATGCCCTTCAGGCAGGTCTTGCTAATGTTGCACTCAATACTATAGAAGGAGGTCCTGAAGGTGCTAAAGCATCTATAACGGATATAACAAATGCAATAAAAGCAAATGCTGGTGAAGGAAAAACTGCTGTAGCACAAATATTTGCTGGTGCTGCAACTGGAACAGGTGCTCAACTCTTAACAAGAACAACAGGTGCAGTCATCAACCCTAACCTTGAACTTCTGTTCTCTGGTCCTGCACTCAGAACATTCTCTTTTCAATTCAAGATGAATGCAAGAGAAGCAGCAGAGAGTAAAGAGATTGTAAAGATCATTCGATTCTTCAAGCAAGGTTCTGCAGCACAAAGAAGCACGTCTAATTTATTCCTAAAGTCACCTCATACTTTTCAGATTCAATATCTCCATAGAGGTCCAGAAGGTGATGATAATCCTTTCATGAATAAAATAAAAGAGTGTGCTCTGCAATCTGTTGCAGTGAACTACACTCCTGAAGGAAATTATGCAACGTTTGATGATGGTGCAATGACATCATATGAACTCACATTACAGTTTAGTGAACTTGAACCTGTATTTAATAATGATTACTCAGAACTTGATGGTGATGCTGACACTCTAATCGGTTACTAAAATGTCAAACTACTTCAGTCAACTTCCAGATTTTGAATATGTCAGCAGACTTCCTGATGCGAAGATCTCTGATTATATTCAAGTAAAAAATTTATTTAAGAAAGGAAAACTCAGAGAAGATATCTTTCAGAGTGTTGCTGTCTTTGAAAAGTATCAGATCAAAGGTGATGATAGACCAGACAATGTAGCATTTGATTTTTATCAAGACTCTAACTTAGATTGGTTGGTTCTTGCCTGCAATAACATCATTAACGTTCAAACAGAGTGGCCACTAAGGCAGACAGATTTTGATCGTTACATGCTTGAAAAGTACGGTGACTATGACACCCTCTTTAATGGTGCTCATCACTATGAAACCACAGAAATCAAAGATGGTAATGGTGTTGTTGTGATGCCTGCAGGTCTTAGATGTGATTCAACATTTGCTTTCTCATATACAGATAGTAAGAGTGATACCCTGTTTAATCTGTCTAATATCG